GGAGACACCGAGCGAATCCATTAAACGCAAGTAACGTTCAGCGACTAACTTGTGACGAATCACAATGTCATCACCTAATACACAGTAATCCCTGAAGTGATATATACCTTCTTGAATTGCTGCATATCGGACTATACAGTGGTGTGTGAAAGCAAGAGACGCCCAAGAACTTAAAGCACCCATCGGCTGCCCCACTGAATATTTGAAATAGTTACGTTTAAATAACCACTCAATATCTAGTAGGTTTGACCACTTGTATCCAAGACCAGGTTCAATTATATTAAGAACCTGAGCTTGAACGTCTATGGGTAATCTATCGGTTGCGGCTGATAAGTCGTAGCAATAGAACCACTCAGTAGATTCAGTTTTCACCAAATCCCTAAGCGGCTTATGCTGGTCGAACGTACCATCCTGGGGTATGCGAGATAGAAGATCAAATAATAACTGATGAACCGGTCTAAGGACAACTTGGATAAAGTAGTTAGTCATAGCTACAATCCTAGCCTTACCTGCCTGGTCATACACAACTGAAAGCTTACCAAGAGGTAGTCTAGTCGACCACCCCTTGATCGTTTTTATAACAACGAAAGCTGGAAGTAAAAGTATCATCATTCCAAGAAACCAAACGGTGAACAGGATTCCCTTAACTGTAAAGGGGACCATTCACAGCATATGTAGAGCTGTAATTGGTCTATCCCAGTAAGCCATTACATCCAATATAGAAGATATAGTGGACTTACTAGCCATTGGTGAAGCGGATTCCAGAATTATAAATTTCAGGTTCGCTTTTCTCGGACGAGTACGGATAAGTTCTCTGACTGCGCGAGTCAATATTGTCGGATCTAACACTCTCGTGATGCCCGTAAAACCATCTGTGATGGTACCAAGATCGATTCGCGGCTTAGTTGGGAAAACTCTATATATTGAAATCGACGTTAAAATTACTCTTAACATCTTATAATCCATGTTAACGATTAGTGTTCTAAACGCAACAGGAATTATATTCGGTAGGCCGTTTGGGTCAACCGAAACAAGAACCTTTCGGCTTTTAGTTTCCGGGTGACCACTAACAAAACGAATCACTAACCTTGACACTTCTTTCATATACAGAAATGCAAAGTTAGGTCCGCTCTTTTTAAATAGAGTTAGGATTCGCTTTGATAGCAACTTTAAAGGCACCTGCATCTCTTTGTCAATAGCAAAAGCCCAGCTGATTAAATCATAAAACCCGGGAAACTCCCTTTGGGAGATCCAGGCCTTACGGTTTAATCTTGATTTAGGACTAAT